ATGGCAGCCATGTGCAGTGGGGGTAGGATATGGCGAAAAGATATTACTGGTTGAAATTAAAGGCCGACTGGTTCGGTTCAAAACTGATAAAGAAACTACGGCGAATAGCCGGAGGTGACACATATACTATCATCTATCTCAAAATGCAGCTGTTGTCATTAAAGAACGAAGGCAAGCTCTATTATGAAGGCATTGAAGACGATTTTGCAGAAGAATTGGCTTCCGATCTGGAAGAAGATATAGAGAACGTTCGTGTAACATTGAACTTCTTACATAAACACAAAATGATTGAGATGGTAGAAGAGGACGAATATCTTCTTTCCGAAGTAAAGGATGCAGTAGGAAGCGAGTCAGAATCAGCCGCCAGAGTTCGTAAACACAGGGACATCATAAATAAGAAAGAAGAAAATCAGAAATTGTTACAATGTAACGCAGATGTAACGGAGTGTAACGCTCTTGTAACAGCATGTAACACAGACATAGAGAAAGAGATAGAGAAAGATAAAAGAGATATATATAACACTTCTTGTCCGGAGCTACAAAACTCCGGACCGGAACCAGAGCCTATCATAACGCTCCCTCTGAATACAGGGGAGGAATATCCGATATTCCAGCGCGACATTGATGAATTCGCTGAACTGTATCCAGCAGTGGACGTACTGCAAGCGATGAGGGGTATGAGAGGATGGTTGAGTACGAATCCGGAGAGAAGAAAAACAAAGAGGGGAATTCGACGGTTTATCAATTCCTGGCTGTCCAAAGAACAGGACAGAGGAGGAAACGTAAGGAACGAATCGAAAGCCCGGACAAATCAATTTCACAATTTTCCTCAGAGAGAGTATGACTACCAAAGCCTTGAATCCCAGTTCATCCAGAAAGTGAACGGAGGAAAGTAAAATGGCAGATGCAGGAAATATAAAATTCAATACTGGGATTGAAAAACTGGAACAGGAGAAAAAACAGTGCATCAATACCGTTAGTGGGAAATACAAAGAAGTCATGGAAGCGCAGTATGATATGATTTTTTCTTCAATCATTGAAAGATGTAAGGCAGATGAGCAATTAGATGCAATGGTTCTTCAAGAACATAAAACATGGGGAAAATGCATGAAATATTGCAGCGAAAAAGCAATGTTAACAAGTAATCCTACGGATGAACAGAAGAGAAGAGCACGAGATGGAGAACCGATTGCTGTCCCTATCCCTCAGGAGACGATGTTCAAATGGATCGAGGAATATTACAGACGGGATGATAAGGCTGAAGAAGAAAAAGCTGCCAAAAAGAAAAAAGCTGAAGAGCAGAAAAAGAAACCAGAACAGAAACCGGATTCTGATACAAGTGGTCAGGTCAAGAAGCCAAGTGTAAAGGCAAATAAAACAGGTGAACAGAAATCCGTGAAAAAGTCCAAACCGAAAGAAGACAGCGGACAGATGAGCCTGTTTGATTTTTTAGGGTAAGGAGGGGTGAATTGTGTTAATGGCATATAAAGGATTCAACAAAGACCTTACCTGTACGATGGGAAAAGGACGGTTCCAGTATGAAGAAGGCAAGTGGTTCGAAGAGCCGGAAGCGAATTGTGTAAAGAATGGCTTTCATTGTGCTGAGGATCCGCTGGACTGCTTGAATTATTACGGAGATTGGGACAAGTCGGTATATTACATAGTCCTTGCAGATGGCGATGTTCATGAGGATGCATCCGATACGAAGATATCTTGTACCAGAATGAAACTGGTAAAGAAACTGGAACTGGCTGAGTTCGTGATACATGCACTGAATTACATGGACAAACATCCTTTTCGAAAAATGAGCAGGCATGTAAAGACGGAGCAGGGCGTTGCAGAGATTAAAGATTTTGTAGTGGTCAGAGGGAAAGCTCCGAGAGCGAGAGGAAAAATTGGTTCAGTATTGGGGCTTGCAAAAGAGAACCCCAACAGCTGTGAGATTGTTGAACTTGGAATCATAGAAATTGATGGAAAAGAGTTCCTGCCCGATGTTTGGTATGACGTGGAGTGCATGGAGGTGAAAGCTGATGAAGACTGAGAATTTACGTAAGCTGCGAAAACTCTATGCGACGGATGCCATGATGAAAAAAGCGGGAATGGATGTTCCGAAGAAAAAAGATGTCGGCTGGAAGTCAACAACGGATTATTACAAATATGGAATACACATGAGATGCCAGCATCTAAGCGGTATATTAAAGGTCGCATTTTATCTGGTGGACAGGATGCGGCTTGGAGACACAACCCCGCGATATGAACTGTTCATCAATCCAGAGAGCGGAGAATTCCTTACGCTTGACTGTGATTCACAGAAATGGAGAACTGCAAAAGTCGACAATCTGGAATGGCCGACATACACCTGGTATTCCGGAAGATATATCAATCCAGAAGGATACAGGGCAATCAAGGCATACCTTGGAACAAAAAATGGAGGGTATGCAGGCATTCTTGAGTATCAGAACAATGTGAGAGCTGACCAACTGAAAAAGAAGCATAAACGGGAAACGGAACCATGGGATCTGATGATGGATCAGGTTCCGGAAATTCCAAAAGATTTTAAAGACTGGGCAGACAGGAACGGAATGATACAGCACTTTATTTTCTACGAATATGACCGTAAGGGCGTCAAAGAAGGATATTGCACGAGCTGCAGGAAGACAGTTCCCGTCGTGAAGCCTAAGCATAATGGAGCAGGCGTATGTACAAGATGCAAGAAAGCAATCCAGTATAAATCCAGAGGAAAGGCAGGAAGCTTTTATACGACTGATGAGTATGTATACCTTCTGCAGAAATGTGAGGACGGCTTTGTTCTTAGGGAATTCCGGGCAAGGCGGCATTACCGTAAAGGAAAATATGAGGAGGAAAGAGCCCATGTGTTCGAGCGGAGAAGAGTCATTTATAACGAGAGATTATACGGCACAGCATTTGAATACGGTCTTTATAAAAATATCGAGCATAGATGGATTGGAGAAGGAGAACCAACATGGGAGTCATATTACCATCATCACAAAGGCAATGTATATAAGAGGACTATTCCATTACTGGAAAAAGGGATTTTGGCCAGAACCGGGCTGCCGGACATTATAAGGAGCGGAAAGAAGTTCGACCCGGAAATGTATCTGGAATGTCTGAAGAGAAAAAAATATCTGGAACAGCTTGCAAAGTCCGGTCTCTATAGATTGTCACTGGAACTGATTGATAACAGCTTACAGCTCAACATAAAGGATGTCAAAGAACTTGGAAAAGCCCTTGAGATTGACAAGAGCAGGCTGAAAAGGCTCAGAAATAAAGACGGAGGAAGACTGTATCTCGAATGGCTGAAGTATGAAAAAGCGACTAATAAATGTATTGATGATGATGTGCTGCAGTTTTTTGAAGAAAATGGCATCCGTCAAACAGACATTGAATTCATCATGGATCGGATGACGGAAAAGAAGATATGCAACTACATCAGAAAACAGATGACAGTAGGACGTTTCTTCAATGCCGGGGATGTTATCCAGACTTGGAAGGATTATCTCTGCATGGCGAACAGGATGAAAATGAATACAGCGGAAGAACTGTTCTATAAACCGAAAGACTTGAGGAAGGCCCACGATGAGGCAGTAAAACAGTCTGATGGAATAGAAGTAGCAAAACGTGCAGGAGAGATTGCCGGGAAGTATCCCGGAGTTGATGAAGTTCTTCAGTCTATTAAGAGCAAATATGAATACGAGGACAAGAAGTACTCTATCATCGTTCCGGAAAGGATAGAAGATATCATTCTTGAAGGGCGTTCCCTTGGACACTGTATCGACAGGACAGACATTTATTTTGACCGGATCCAGAGAAAAGAGTCGTTCATTGTATTCTTACGGAAAACCGGAGAAGTCGATAAATCATATTATACTCTGGAAATTGAACCGGGAGGAACTGCCAGACAGAAAAGAACGACCGGTGATAAGCAGAATAAAGATTTTGAAGAAGCAAAGGGCTTTATCCGTAAATGGCAGAAAGAGATTCAGATAAGACTGACGGAGGAAGACAGGAAACTGGCTGATACAAGTGCGATTCTCAGAGTGGAGGAATTCAAGGAAATGCGTAAAGAAAAGAAAAAAATCTGGAATGGCCATTTGAAAGGCCAGCTCCTTGCAGATGTCCTTGAAGCAGATCTGATGGAAGTTGCCGAGGAAGTAAGGAGGTGCTGTTAATGGCAAGGAATATTATTCGGAGCATCAGGAAGGGCTCTAATCAGTGGAACGAAGAAGACAGGCTGACCATGGCAAATCTGCTGGTCAAGGCAGGGTATTGTGTGAAACTCGGAAGGCAGATTACACCGGGAAAAGAGAATAGCAGCAAACCGACATATGAAAACACAGTGGAATATTGGGAGGAACAGGCATGACACGTTCAAAGATAGAGTGGTGTGACCACACATTGAATTTTATAACAGGATGCAGACATGGATGTCCATACTGCTATGCTGAGAAGATGTGCAAAAGATTTGGAGGAGATGTCCGGTATAACAAGTCGCTGACAGATCAGTATCGAATGGATGGAGATTTATATATCCTGGACGATGTTTTTGTACATCCGGAGACAGGGCAGAAAATCATTGCACCGTTCGGATTCGAACCGACATTACATAAATACCGTGTGAGAAAACTGAGAGAACTGAAAAGTACACATAAGATTTTTGTTTGTGCCATGTCTGATATGTTCGGGGAATGGGTGCCGGATGAATGGATCCAGCTTATCTTCGAGGAATGCAAGAAATATCCGAAGCATATATACCTTTTCCTTACCAAAAATCCGAAACGGTATATTGAACTCTACAAAAAAGGAATTCTTCCGGAAGAGGATAATTTCTGGTATGGAAGTACGCTTACAAATCCAGACGGAAAGTACTTTGAGAGCAGCCGTCACAAAAATTTCTTAAGCATTGAGCCATTGCATGAGCCTTTTGGAACAGCACACCTAACATCACTGAATTATATAGACTGGGTCATTATCGGAGCGGAAACAGGCAGAAGGAAAGAAAGGATTGTTCCGAAAAAAGAATGGGTCGATGAAATCGTAAAAGAATGCCAGCTTAGAAAGATACCGGTATTCATGAAGGACAGCCTTGTGGACATCGTTGGCGAAGAGAACATGATTCGCCAGTTCCCGGAAAGACTGGAAGCCAAGGAAGAAAGCGACAAGGTCCTGCGAAGAACCACGAGTGAGTGCCTGGCCTGTAAAGAACGAAAGAAGAATGCAGAAATGGTCAATATTACAATCCGAATTAAACGACATGGTAAAAATAAAAGCTTTGGATACATATGCAAAGATTGTTTCCGACATTTCTGTCGGGAACATGATGTAGAGATTCCGGATTTGGAAGATCTGAGGGAATAGGAGGGTGTCATGTTAGTCAGAAGTCAGGATAGAAGAAAAATCACCCAGCAGATTGAATTTAACATTGTAAAGATTACTGATAATATCTTTGAAATCCGCCATTCCGTAACAGGTCAGAATTACGGCCGATATTCGTTAGAAGAAAAAGCAGTGGAAATAATGGATCGGATTGAGGAACGGTTCAAAAGGCACACGGTGGTCACAGGACCGAACGGAAGACCAGCGGCCTTATATTCAGCACCGACAGTATTTCATCTGCCGGAGGACAAGGAGGATTCAAATGAATGAATTGTTAGATGAAATCAAATTGCCATCCCATAACTGGGAGAAGATGCATGGTAATCCGGTACCGCGAATGAGACATTGGACAAAGGCTATTCATCAGCATGCCAAAAGTCTGGAGAAGAAACATGGAAAACTTGAACCGATAACGTTGTTTCGTATGCTGAGACCGAATCTGTTTCGTGAGTATGGATTCGACAGCTGTGTAAGTGAGGAGGATTAAATGGCAGAGAGAAGTCAATATAGTTCGGATGAAACAGAAGTTTTCTTCGAGAGAGTAAAGAAAAAATTCAATGAAAGTGGATTATCCATGAAAGAATTTGCAAGAAGAGTTGGAATTACTGAATATTCTGCAGAAAGAATCGTTACAGGGCAGAGGATGCCAAGAGGCAGAATCCTTAATTACATTGCAATGGTTCTGGATTGTAGTGTTGGTTATCTGATGGGAACAGAGGAAGAGACGGATGGCGAAAAGAAGAAGCTGTAGACGGACTGCAGAAGAAGAGATGCTTCATGACAGAGCCGTAAGAATACGGAAAATGACAGATGAACAGCTATGCCGATATCTGGATGAAGAATCGCAGAAAGCATTTGAAAGAGGCATGGAGCATGGCAAGAAGTCAGCACCGGTTAAAAAGAGTGTGGGCGAGTTCATAGCGGCTCTGCAGATAAGCAAGATTCCTGGAATCGGAGCAGTGACAATCAATAAATTACTAAAGGTGGCAATGGATAATGGATACATGGAACAGTGTTGAGGAACAGATGCAGAGCTATGCAAGGTCATTACAAGGTAAAAGGTCCAGAGCAAGTGGAGAACATTTTGAACAGATGATTATGGCAGCGGCTGATTTTTACGAAGGACTTGGGATTTCTGCGATAGATAAGACTCCGGAGCCTATGAAGGTCCTGAAAGTATATAACAGGAGCAAAGGGCAGTTCATATGCTGTTTCGCAAAGCAGGCCCAGCCGGATTTTAAAGGCATACTTAATGATTCAACGATGATTCTGTTCGATGCAAAGCATACAGACAGCCATCAGATAGGACGTAATGTTGTGACAGAGGAACAGGAAACGTGCTTTGAAAGATATATGAAGATGGGAGCCATGTGTTTCATCGTTGTGTCACTTGGTTTCCAGAAATTTTACCGCGTGCCATGGGTAGTTTTTCGAGATATGAAAAAGATATACGGCCACAAATTCATGAACGAGAAGGAACTGGCACCTTATGAACTGAAATATGTTAATGGCATCCTTCGATTTCTTGATGGAATCGAACCGAAAGAGGAGGGCAAAGATGAGATTAATCAAATATGAGATTTCAAGGGCAATTGATAAGCTGAAGAGCATTGTCCAGAAGAACGATAAAATCGCGGCTTTATCCGGCATTTTGGTAGAGGACGGATATTTAATAGCCTCCAACACAGAAATCACGATGCAGGTCAAACTGGAGGCTTGTGCAGGGGATAATTTTATTATCCCCATGAAAGCTTTTGACCTTATCAAGAATCTTCCGGAAGGAGAAGAGGTGGAAATCACAGCGAACGACAAAAACGTGGTAACGATTAAGATGTCCAAGATCAAGAACAGTTACCAGAGCTTCCCTCCTGAAGATTTCGTATACAAAAAGAGGAATGTGGAGACAGCGAATGCGATCAGGCTTCCAGGGGCGAAATTAATGGAAGCTCTTTCCCATTGTTCTTATGCAGCGGCTGATGGAACTGTTTCCAATCTCATGTTGAAAGGTATCTATTTCGAAGGAGGAGACGGATGTCTGAATCTGGTCGCATCGAACGGACATGTAATGGCATGGGACAGAATCGAAGTGGAAGGAACTTCCGACATGAAGATTATAGTCCCTAAAGTAGCAGTGAAGAAACTGCTGTCCATGGGGATTGCGTCAGACATCGATGTTTCTTACGACACAAAGAGCGTTATCCTGCAGAATGAGGAATTTACGATTTTCAGCCGGCTTCTCGATGGAACGTATTTTAATTATAAGGGCATGTTCAGAGATACTCTTATCAATACAGCAATCGAAAGAACAGATTTCATTGCAGCAATGTCCAGGGCAAATATGTGTATAAACGAGAGTAAAAAGGTCGTTTTCAATTTTAATGGAGCGACATTACATATTGAGGCGAATGACACTACTGCGCAGTACGAAGAGAATGTTCCTTTGCTGAAGAATGTGACAACACCGCTGCGTATTGGCTTTGATCCGAAACTGGTACTCGATTCCGTGAAATCATTTAAAGACGATGTTGTTAATCTGAATCTTTCAACAGACCAATCTCCTCTGTTCATAGAGACAGAAAAGAAGGATTCCATGTCACTGGTGCTTCCAGTGAAATTGAGATAGGAGGAAGGCGTATGACGGTAAAAGAAGCAAGAAGAATCATTGACCCGGACACATCGAAAGAAGCCCTTACTGAAATTGAATATTATGCTGGCTTCAAAGGCAATGAAGCCGTATCGACTGCAGCATATATTGCGAAAATTATTGCAATGGCAGCGCTCATGAAACAAGAAAGTTATCTTCCGAAGACAGGAGAGGATGGATATCGATACTGTACAGTTTGCGGAAAAATAGTTGGAGATAATGCGAACTATTGTAAACATTGTGGACAGTTGATAGTGGAAACAGAGGACTCTCCTTTTGAGATTGCAATTATGAGTGCTTTGGAAGATACACTCCAGCAGATGGATATAGAACCGGAAGCGAATGGAAGAAGGGAAAACGAATGTTGCAATTAAATATCGGTCAGAGAGTGATTCTTCCGAAACTGACAGGAGAATTCATGAGGCCAAGACCAGGAACGGTTATAGATGATTGTGACCAGTTTTATTTGATTAAGTTGGATATTGGATACAAAGAATGTGTTCTGAAAACAGATGATAAGGGGTTGACGATATGCAGAAAGAGGTAAAAAAAATAAACAAGAATTGGTATAGGGCTAAAGATCTCAAAGGACAGTGGAAGTATGGGAGTTTAATTAATCTCGATGAAGGTTTTTGCTATATAGTTCCACCATGTAATGGAGCCAGTACATACTCACCGAACCAGTTAGTTGTTTTAAATATGACAAGAGTAAATCCAGAGACAGTTTGCCAGTATACGGGCTTGTATGACAAGAATGAAAAAAGCGTATGGGAAAATGATATCGTGGCTCGAAGGGATGCCAAGGGAAATATCCGAGCACTTGGGGTAGTGAGATATGGTGCGTTCAACTGTAGCTGCTGTGACGGAGTGTTTGGCTGGACTTTTGATGGAGATGTAGATATTAGAGAACCGTACTTCTATGAGGTGATAGGGAATATATTCGATAACCCGGAATTGTTGAAAGGAGTGGAATTATGATGAGACTGACTACGGATGCCATAACAAAAGACATGAGCATGGTCGAGCTGGCACATAACTGTTGTTATATTGGACAGGATGGATGGACAAGATACAGGGATTTTGAAATCGATATTACTGCCAGAGACTTGACCAGAAAACTCATGCTGGTATTTGGGTGCTGGAATGAAGAATCCATGGCGCTAGTGGATGATGAACAGTTTGACGATGAAATAATGGAAAACGGGATGTATTCATTGGAGGAACCGGAAGGATTGATTGCCGCGTTTTATCGTAATCTTTGGGCAATGGCAGATCTTAGAGAACATTTGAAAATCTTTGAAGACAATGAAAAGAAATGGACACTGTGCGAAAAGGAATTGCCAAAGGAATGCGGTATTTACGAAGTAACGATTGAAAAGGTCATTAATTCACAGAAGCAGTATATCACAGAATGTGTTCTGTTCAGCTCATCAGGGAGATGGATGCATTCTGGAAAAGTGATTGCGTGGAAGGAAAGAACAGCACCATATATTCCAGAGGAGGCGTGACATGAAAAGAAATAGGGAGTCAAAAGCAAGAATCAGAGTGATTGCATATTTCGGATTAAACAAGGAACTGCAGCGGTTACTGGACCAGAAAGTACAAAGGCAGGGGGCAAGATACTCTGATATTTATAGGGACTTAAAGATAAGAATAAAGAAATGGGAACCAGATGCGATTACACAAACGACGGTCCTATATTTAGGAGAGCAGGTAACAAAAGGATTTTTAATAGATTTTGTTCGAAAAGTCGTTCCGGCGCCCTATCCGGCACGCTTGACCAAGCCACAAAAGGAATTGATCCATGTAAGAAAAGAGGGGACGAAACGTGAAACGGATTGAGCTGTTCGTTTTTTTAGGAGGCAGAAATGAAGAAACCAAGAATAATCAAAATTAGAGTAGAACGGTGTGGTGACTGCCCGAATTACAGGTATAACAAATGCATGGCCGGTGCCGAAGATTACAGAAGTCCAGAAGATCATTTCTATGCTGACTGTCCTATGGACTGGATGGAAGAGGAAGACTATATAGGGGATTTGATTAGCAGAAGTGCGTTGATAAATAGCTTGAACGATTTCGCATTACAAGAATCTCCAGTCAAAGAAGGCGATAGTGCAGATACATACAATGCTATTCGGGAATGTATCAAGGCAGTGGAAGAAATATCTGCAGTGGAAGCCGTGCCAGTGGTTCATTGTAAAGATTGTGAGCATTGGGGAACAGGTGTAGCAGGAGAAACGGAACATGTTAAATGTTGCGAATATGGCAAATACATGGTAGGTGAAAACGGTTACTGCTGTTATGCAGATATGAGAAAGAAGGTGGACAATGGGAATTTTACGGAGAATGGCAAAGAACTGTAGGAATTGTCCGATAGTAGATATTTGCGTAAAAAAGGAGATGGAAGCAGAAGCATATCTGGAACCGGCATCGACTCCATTCGCTGAATCCGCTGCAGCTCCCATTATGAGGGAGACAATGGATATCATGGTAGATGGACATTTGCAGAAAGTTTATAAAGATGAAATAGAAAAGCAATTGCAAATGAGTCTGTTCCCTGAAAGGTTTATAAAACATGGGGTATAAAAGGAGAACGATGGATAGAGTGTCAGCAGTTTGGAAAGAGGACAAGGAACTTGGGATAGCCTATTTTTGTAGTGCGTGTCATCGGTTCGTGTGCTCTGATGGGAAATGTGATTGTGGGGCATATGTAGATATGTCCCTCCCAAAAGAACATTATGAGGGAAGAGTTCGCTGGGAGAATTACTGTGACATGAGAAAGAAGGTGCAAGAATGAGTACAGCATTTCAAGCAATAGGAATGGTTACAACAGTCGGTATTTGTTTATTCGTAATATGCATTATTAAAGAACTTTTAGAAGACAAAATCAAACGTGCTAAATGGCAATACAAATATAAGCATCGTTTCGATAAACCGCCTTTAGCAAAGTGTTACTGCAAAGATTGTATTTATTGTGCAGATGGGTGTTGCATGTCATTTGACGGAATGAGAGTTTGGGAAAATTGGTTCTGTTGGCAGGCAAGTCCGACAAAGTATGACCTAAATGAAAAAGATGAGGTGCAAGATGGGAAGATTGATTGATGCTGATTTTTTGATTTCATACATAGAAGAAGAACTTGCCTTAAAATACACTGGACATTTGAGTGATGATGTGGTGTGTGGAATGATTTCAAGACAAAACGAAATTATTCAATTTATTAAAGCACAGCCAACATTCGACATTGAAGCGGTTGTGAAAGAGTTGGAAGATGTATCGACAGAAATCTTTGGACATACAAAAAATCTTAGCTTGGATAAAGCAATCGAGATTGTCAGAAAAGGCGGTGTGAATCATGCCTAGTGAAGATATTACTTTTTGCTTTAATTACAAGTGCAATATTAAGAAGTGTATAAGAAACCCGAAGAGAATTGAACTTCCGATTCCTCATAGTTTTGCATATTTGGAAGATACAGAGTATTGCATGAAGAAGAAAAAAGGCGGTGTGAAATGAAAGTAAAAGAAATTTGTCAAGATTGTGAAAAGGTATTTATGGGTGGAAAAAATGCATTCTTATGTCCAGATTGCAGAAAGAAACGAGTTGAAGCAGGAAAGATGAAAGCTAGAAAAAAAGGCGGTGTGAATCATGACTAAATATACGGTAGATTCAGTCGTATGTGACTATGGACTCTTTGAAAATGGCGAACTCAAATTAATCTGCGAGAATAGAAGAAATGCATTGCTGATAAAAGACATTATGGAAAAAGACAGTAAATACGGACAGGGGTTTAATGGGAATCCGAAATATACGGCAAAAGATTTTAGTAAGTTCATTGGAGAGCATGAATAGAAAAGGAGGCACGATATGGTTGTATTATATCTTATTATTGCGCTAGTTTTCGGATTGTGCTTGGGGTTTTTAGATTAGAAAAGGCGGTGTGAAGAATGAGTGAGAAGATCATGAATCTTATTGAAAAGTATGCAAATAAACATGAACTTGCAAAGGAATGCGGTTCGGAATATATCTATCAAAGTGACAGGGCACAGATAGATGCACTTGAACTTGTTGCCAATATCTTTGATTTATTTGTGGAAGAAGGTGTGAAGAATGAATAATTTTGGATTTATTAGTAAAAAGAAAGTAGCAAGAGAAATTGCAAAGATTTATAACGACAGGGAAAATACACCTTGTCCAACAGAACAGTTTTTAAGAGATTGTGAAGTGCAGAGCGCATTGAATCTTCTTTGTCATGAATTAAATGTCAAGCCAATGCATTTGAACAAACTTGGTGGTGGAACAGGCGAGATGTTAAGCGGTGTGAAGAATGATTAAAAGAATGGCAAGATGCCTTTTACAATTTTTGTGTAAGCATGAATGGGTGCAGAGACTTTTCTACAAAGATTATTATGATTACAGTGGGTATCATGTCAAGATATATGACTGTTACTGTCAGAAGTGTGGCAAGAGAAAGATGCGAAAATATTATGATGGAAGGGTGAGATAAAAAGTGACGAAAAAGATATACAACATGGATGAATGCATAAAAGATCTGAGATCTTTTGCTAACCAGGTAGAACTGGCAAATCAAAGGCAGTTTGCAAATGCCTTAAGAAAGATTGCTGATTACCTTAAAACATTGCCAAAGGAACCGGAAGTTATAGAGTGGATTCCTGTAGGTAATACTTTCCCTGAAAACGAACAAGAGGTAGAAATCAGCTGTGTTCGTAGATACATAGGTGCGGGAAATAGCGAAGTAGAAAATCACTTTACAGCCAGAGCATTTTATGAAGACGGAACAATGACAACAGAGAACAGCAATTTTGTATGGGATGATTATGATAATTGGGAGTACATCGAAGAAAAGGATGAATACATAATTCCCGAAGGGTGGTGGGAGTATGTTACCTTTGGTGAAAGCTTCTGCATAGTGGATGCAGAAGTAATAGCCTGGAGACCTGTAGGAGAACCGTACCGGAAAGAGGTGGCAGGATGACAATTCCGGATTTTATGAAGCCCACGCAGGCAGAACGACTGGAAGCATCATGGTGCAGATCGTGCAGAGAACGAAGTACATGCAGTATGAAAGAGGAGGTTGCTTTTGAAGAACATATGATTATATCTGCTCAGAGAAGCCATTTAGTAGTTCATGTTATATGTAGCCGATATAATAAAGACATTTCGGCAATAGGAATGGACTTTATTGATGGGTTGAAAAGGAGGATGTTGATGGACGATGACCTATAAAGAAGCTGCTTTGATTTTTGAAGGTATAGAATCTGTAGAAGGAAACTTGCCAGAGGACGGGAATGAGGTTGAGGAAGCTCTGATTTTGGCGAAAAAAGCATTGCGTTCCATGAATGAACCGATGCGACCGGTGCTGAAGAGTGGAGAATCTTTAATACATAGAAATAATGGGAACAAGCCTCACGAATGGACCTTGAATAAATGGCAGGATTGGTGTTGCCCTAGATGTGGCTGGTTCGTTGGACAAAGATATAACGCAATTAGAAATGGCAGCAACCCTCATCCACACGATCAAAGAAAAAGCAAGTTCTGTAATGAATGTGGACAGGAGATTGATTGGAGCAAAGGATAATAATAAATGATACAAAAAATAAAAAAGTTTTTAAGAAATCTGTTTTTGACACACAATGAGACAGGTATTCCAATTCCAGTTGAACGGGAAATGGAGGTTTTTTATAGCGCTGAATATAAAACATTTTTTATTTGTTATACATGTCCCAAGTGTGGAGAAAAAGTAGCAGTAAACTGGTATTCAGAAAATGAGATTATGAACAATGAGTAAAGAGTATGACGAGGAAGAAATTATCTGTGGGAACTGCCTGTCTCACAGACCAGTATGGGAAAATGGTAAATTAACAGGTTGGTATTGCAGCAATCATCTTGCTGATGCTTATGGATGCGAGACAGCATATGACGACTGCGAAGGATGTTTAGAGTTTAAGACAAAAAGATAAGGAGGAGACAACATGAGTTATAACTTGCATAGAAGTTCTGATATGTGGGCGTTCATCTGCTCAATATTATTAGTGATTGCAATTTGGATAGGATCCAGCGTTCTCTTAAATTCCTGTACTGCAACGACATGGAATGAGGGAATCTGTCCGAACTGCGAAGTGCGTTATGAGTTAAGAGGTGCCTCAAGAGGAACGAAATACTATTCCTGCCCAGAATGCGGAGGAGAAGTAACGAGATATTAGCCCTTCTCAACCAATAAGACTGGCCTTATGGGTTGTTTATATATCACAAAATTACTATTGCATGCCAGATGTTACCTCCGGGGCAGTGAATGCTCCGGAGAGAAAGGAGCAAAAATGAGAGAAACAGATTGTAAGACATGTGCGTTTTGCAGACTTAGAATAAATGAGAAAGATGAAATTACATTGTTTTCTTGTAATGAAGCAGGGATGATGACGACTGATGAAGCTTTGCTACCTAAAAGCTGTGAACGTTGGCGTGAAGGAGGAAATATTAAAAATTATGTAATGGCAGCGGAATCTCCATACCCCGTGGAAATCCATGTCACAACTCCTAAGCATGCTCGAATCGTTCGTGTCGAACGAGAGAAAAAGGAGGAATGATGTACATAAAGTGCCAGAATTGCGGAAAACTTCTTACGGATCCAGAAAGCCGGCAGAGAGGATATGGACCAGAATGCTGGCAGAAGGTAACAGGAAGACCACAGATGAAGACAAAAGAAATGGAAAGTGAAGATATTATCCCGGGACAGATGAACATATTTGACTTTCCGGAATATCTGCCAGAACAGGAGGATGTCTATGGAGGATAAATGCTTATTTTGTGGAGATGTGATTCCGGAAGGAAGACAGATCTGCCCTATATGTAACCATGAATATTCAGAACGCCCAGCGTTGTCCAGAAAGGACGGCGCTACACTCATTTGTCCCCGATGCGGAACGGAGGAGGCTTTGGAGTCGGCGAAAGAAGTCCTGTCAGAAGGACTGGATGATGAACAGTGGGAAGCATTTAAAAGACAGGTTCTCGAATCGTTGAAGTAGGTGGTATAATGGATGAGAACAGAAGAAATGGCAGTGGATGCATAGATAATGTTGCTTTTGCAGCGATAAGCAAAGCCGATAAGGAATCCAAGGCTAAAGAGAAATTTGCTAAGGAAAGAGATGCGGCTGCAGAGATGGTCATTAAGACTATAAAGAATGTTACGAAGCTTGCAGGCTTTCGATTGATACATAGAATCGAAATAGAGGACACGAAGACAGGAAAACAGTATTTGTGACAGAGGATGGTCGGATTCATGATCGAATGATTGAATCTATGATTAATAATTGAGCAGGAGGATGGAATGATGGAAAGACCGATTGAATTAGTGGCATTGTCAAAAGATGAGATCCGGAGCATGATGGCCGAAGCGGCATTGACGGGGGCATCTGCGGCAGTAGAGACATTTGAGAAAAAGAGAAGAAAAGAGGACAAGGAGGAAAAAGACCGCAGGCTTCATAATACAAAACTGTTATTGAAGAACTACCGCATGTTGAAAGAGCACTGCATCCAGTCTGTATTTGAAAAAGAGAGTGCAGAAGAGAGTCCATCAGACATCATTGAGAACATCATGTCCATGAAAGGGGACAAGGTAATCGTTGATTCCATCAAACGTTCTGCAGAACGGACCAGAATTCTGCTTGACCATATCGATAAGATGCTGGATATTTATCGCATTTACTGTGGGAAATATACAGATGTTGAGAAGAGACAGTATAAGGTCATCAAAGCTCTTTATATCACAAAAAGCAAGACAACAGTCAAGGAATTGGCTGAAAGATTTGAGGTGACGGAAAAGACTATTTACAACGATGTCAAGACTGCAGAAACGCAAATTTCTGCATTAATTTTTGGCATTAATGGGATGCATTTTTTTCAGTAAATTCGGGGGTTAACGGATTTCGTTAATTTTTTTGAATTTCAAATTGACTTCAGTAATAAAAATCTGGTATGATATGTGCGTAAAATTATATCATTTGCCATGAGCCATCGGAGCAGTCCGGTGGCTTTTTAATTAGTCCGGGAAAGGAGATATTGATTTACGGAAGAATGCCCTTCGATGAAAAAAGAAGGAGGCAAATTAATGAACACAGGAATTTTAGTTTTGATTATTTATGCAGCCATCATGTTGGCTGCGACATTCACATTCACCAAGAAAGGAGAAAATGTGGAGCAGTTCTGTGTAGGGGACAGAAAAGGGAACTGGTTCGTATCAGCACTCAGTATTGCCGCTACATGGATATGGGCACCGGCATTGTTCACATCGGCAGAGAAAGCATATACGAGCGGTCTTGCAGGGCTGTTCTGGTTCCTCGTTCCGAACGTGCTGTGCCTTATCATATTTATCCCTTTCGCTAAGCGGATTCGTAAAGAGATGCCCAAAGGAATTACCTTGTCGGGATATATGCATGATAAATACAAATCGAAATCCGTAAGGAACATGTATCTGTTCCAGTTGGGAGCACTGTCAATCCTTTCGACGGGAGTACAGCTTCTTGCAGGGAGCAAGCTGTTGTCGATGATTACAGGGGTGCCGTTCTGGTGCATGACTATTATCATGGCAGTTATCGCATATTCCTATTCCCAGTTCTCAGGCATTAAGGCATCCATTACGACGGACGCACTACAGATGGTTTTTATGCTGGTGACCGCGGTAGGGTTCGCATTCTTCTGCCTGAAAAATGGAGGCATTACTGAATTGACCAACGGAATTGGAGGATTTTCTGGAGAGTTCGGTTCTCTGTTCTCAGCGAACGGACTGGAAGTATTCCTTGGATTCGGTCTTCCTACAGCCATCGGATTATTGTCCGGACCATTTGGAGACCAATGCTTCTGGCAGAGAGCATTCTGCACAGAGGAGAAGCACATCGGAAAATCATTCTTTGTAGGTGCATTGCTGTTTGGAATCGTACCGCTCTGTATGGGAATATTAGGTTTCATTGCGGCTGGAAATGGATTTGTGGTACAGGACCTCAGTGTTCTGAATTTTGAAATCATAATGGAATATCTTCCAGCATGGTGCATCATTCCATTTCTTTTCATGATCGTTTCAGGACTGCTGTCCACGATTGACAGCAATCTTTGTGCAGTCTCTTCTCTTACGACGGACTTAAAGACAAAAGATTCTATGAAATCTGCAAAAGGTTCCATGATTCTGCTGCTTATCCTAGGATGTCTTGTGGCAAATATACCAGGGCTCACAGTGACGCACCTGTTCCTTTTTTACGGAACATTAAGAGCTGCCACATTGTTGCCTACCATGTTCACCTTGAAAGGCGTACAGCTCAGATCTGGAGCTGTGGTAAAGGGAATCGTGGCGGCACTCATCATCGGACTCCCAATATTCGCGTATGGAAATATCTTTAATATCTCTGTATACAAAACGATGGGAAGTCTTCTTACGGTACTGACATCCGGAATTGTCGCCTTTTTATTATCCAAGAAGGGAAAACAGGAGGCGCGATAATGGAAAAAGTACTGGGAAGAAAGCAGAATATCGATAATGAAAAATGGAAAGAGGTGTTCTATAACATAGAACAGTATGTGTCCCGGCCGGAACTGGATGCGCTGGTGAATGAAACAGTAGAAGAAATCAAAACGAACACTGCTGGGAAAAAGGCAGCATATGCATGGTCGGGTGGTAAGGACAGTATTGTCCTTGGCAAACTCTGTGAGATGGCTGGAATCGAAGACTGCATGATGGCAGTTTGTGAACTGGAATACCCTTCGTTCATGGAGTGGATAAACGAACACAGACCAGAGAAGCTGGAGATCATCAATACCGGTCAGGATATGGATTGGCTGGCGAAACATCCGGAAATGCTGTTCCCTCAGGAAGCAAAGACAGCATCCATCTGGTTCCGTATCGTACAGCATACCGGACAGGCGAAATATTACAAAGAAAAAGAACTGGATATGATTCTTCTCGGAAGAAGACGCGCGGACGGCAATTACGTCGGCCGCAAGAGCAATATCTATACCAATGCCAAGGGCATTACAAGATACAGCCCGATTGCAGATTGGTCACATGAGGCATTGCTGGCATTCATCCATTATTACGGATTGGAAATGCCGCCAATTTATGATTGGAAGAACGGTTATCTCTGTGGCACTCATCCATGGCCGGCAAGACAGTGGACGAAAGATGTACAGAGTGCATGGGAAGAAATATACCAGATATGCCCTGAGATTGTACAGAATGCCTCAGGAAGGCTTCCGGGGGCAGAAGAGTATATAAAATCTACAATAGAATAAAGACCGCTTGCAGGCGGGAATTTGCCATTGTCCTTCTAAAGATGTTTTAGGAGGATTTTTTTATGCAGACAATCAAAATGAAACTGGCTGAGATGATAAAGCCGAAAAAGAACGTACGTAACCATACCGAGAGACAGCTCCAGGAGTATGAACGGAGCGTCAAGATGTTCGGGCAGATCCGGCCCATCATTGTAGATGAGACCAACACGATTCTCGTCGGAGTCGGACTTTATGACACTCTGACCAGAATGGGATATGTGGAAGCAGACGTATATCAGTTCACGGCATTGTCGCCGGCACAGAAAAAGAAGCTCATGATTGCAGACAATAAGATTTTTAACCTGGGTGTGGAAAATCTGGAAGTGCTGAATGAGTTCATTGAAGAGTTAAAAGACGATCTGGACATTCCAGGATTCGATGAGGACATCTTGAGAGAGATGGTCGCAGATGCGGAAGAGATTACGGAAGCAATCTCTTCATACGGAAAGTTGGATGCCCAGGAGATTAATGATATCAGGACCATAGGTAAGAAACAGGAAGAAAGAGCAGAAAAAGAAGAAAGTGTTCAGATAGAATCAAAAAATGTACAAAATGATTCTATTATGACCGGAAAACCTGCAGAAATGTCCAATACGCTCACGAATGAGAGCATGGAAGAAGACAGGACAGAAGTACAGAGATTTGTTGTCTGTCCGAAATGCGGAGAAAAGATATGGCTGTAAAACGATGTGCGGCCAGTATTGATGTAGTAGAAGCAGCTTATATCCGGATAAAGAATGCATTTAGTAACGGCCTGCCGGTATTCATGTCATTTTCGGGAGGAAAAGACAGCCTGTGTTTGGCCAATCTTACCTTAGAACTGATACAGAAGAACGAAATAGATGCAACACAGCTCACGGTACAGTTCATTGATGAGGAAGCCATATTTCCATGTATTGAAAAGACCGTGAAGGAATGGAGAAAGAAGTTTTTAATGTATGGCGCAAAGTTCGAGTGGTACTGCTTGCAGGTGCGCCATTTTAATTGCTTTAATCAGCTGGAGAATGATGAATCATTTATATGCTGGGATGAAGAAAAAGCTGACAGGTGGGTAAGGAATCCCCCTTCATTTGCCATTAGGAAGCATTGGATGCTCAGAGAACGACTGGACACATATCAGGATTTCCTTGATAAGAAGTGCGCAGGAGGAATGACAATGGTCGGAGTAAGGACAGCAGAATCATTACAGAGACTGCAGAACTTCGCCAGAATCACCCAGAAGGGAAAGAACAGCGTCGGACGGAAGAAGATCTATCCGATATACGATTGGAAGAATAATGATGTCTGGCTGTATCTTAAGGAGCACAATGTAAATATTCCGGATATTTATCTTTATATGTGGCAGGCAGGAAGCAATAAGAATCAGATGAGAGTATCACAGTTCTTTTCCGTAGACACAGCCAGATCGCTCGTGAAGATGAACGAGTATTATCCGAATCTGCTCGATTCCATTATCAGGAGAGAACCGAACGCATATCTCGCAGCTCTTTATTGGGATACGGAGATGTTCGGAAGGAGCAGCCGGAGCAGAAAAGAAATGGAGAAAGATACAGAAAAGAAGGATTACAGGGCGGAACTACATAAGATGTTCAGTAATTTCGATTTTTATTTCGATACGCCGCATAAAAGGAAAGTCGGAAAAAGCTATAGGAATTTCTACATGTCGGTCATGCAGATCATTGGAGAACAGGATCTGAAACGATTATATGAGAGCCTGATGGCTGGAGACCCGAAACTGAGGAATCTGAGAGCAATATACCAGAGTGTGTATACCAAGTACGTGCAGATTTCAAAAGATGAACAAAAGGAGAGAGATAAGAATGGACAATAGGCTGACAGCACCTTCTTCTACCATGCAGTGGATGGACAGAAATCTGGTAAAACCGAATAATTACAACCCGAACAGGGTATCAACACAGAATTTGGAACTATTGACGCAATCCATATTTACAAATGGATGGACATTGCCGATTGTGATTCGGCCGGATGGAACGATTATTGATGGATTCCACCGCTGGACAGTATCCGGCCCGGACTGGAATTATGTTCCACCTTCAGAAAAAGAAGACCGGAGAACATTATACGAACGCCTGGAAGGGAAAGTCCTCGTTGTAATCGTGGACCATAAAGAACATTCTGAGGACATCTACGGTACCGTTACCCATAACAGGGCGAGAGGTACCCATTTGCTCGAACCAATGAAGAAGATTGTAAAAGAACTCATGGACGAGGGAAAGACGGTCGAGGAAATCAGCAAGCAGCTCGGAATGAGACCAGAAGAAGTCTTTAGATTATCTGATTTTTCTAAAGACGATTTCCTTAAAATGATGACAAAAGGAGTAAATAGTTATTCAAATGCTGAGTTTATTACAAGAATTTAGTGTTTTAGCGCGTAAAAGTCGCTAGCGGAGAGAATCGTCAGACTGCTACGGCAATAATCTGAAAAATGAGAATCAAACATAAAATGGCGAGGTGGTGGTATGAATGAGACAAGGGCACCGACAAACGAAGAGTTAAGAGCGAAAGTCCTTGCTGAGTACAAAAAAGGTGTCGGGCCAAAAGCACTGGCAGAAAAAACAGGAATTTCCATCAACACGATTAAGTCGTGGATTAAGAGGGATAAGGACAGAAATCCTCCTCCGAAGAAGAAACCAGAGAAGAAGGAAAAAGGTGCATCCTCACCTAGAAAGAGGGGTGCACCCTTAGGCAATAAGAATGCGAAAGGAAATAAGGGCGGCGGAGCTCCTTTAGGCAATAAGAACGCACTTACCCATGGAGCATATTCGAAGTACTGGGACAGTCTTGACGAGGACGAGCTGGCATTGCTCGAAGAGGAATACATGGATGCCGAAGAAGAACTGAGGAAACAGATTCAATTGTATACCATCAGGGAACGGCGCCTGATGAACCGGATAAAGCAGTATAAAGAACTGGAGATCCAGAACAAAGGGTTTGCGGTCAGTGCCATTACAAAATCGAAAGATACTGCCATGAGGCTGAATGAAGACGGAATCCCTATTCTGAATGCGGATGGCAATCCTATCCTTGACACAGTGGAAGAAAGGACAGTCACACATACAGCAACTATCATTACGAGCATTATGGCTTTAGAGGCTGAGCTGACAAAGGTACAAAGAGCAAAGACCAAAGCGATTGATTCCCTTATCAGATTGCAGAATGATAGGCGCAAATATGAAATCGATGAGGCTAGGGAACAAAGAGAAGCAGACCTTCATGAGCTGCAGAAAGAATTGCTGGATGCACAGATTGAACATATGGATGCTTCTACCAATAAACTCCTTGGAACTGATGTTGAGTTGGAAGACACCACAGATGCAGACAATCTGATATATGGTTCTGTGCTGGATGAAGGAGGTGTGACCGATGCGGAAGAAGCAAAGGGTCCTCAGATGTCAGAAGAGTAAGGTCGAACAGAAGAGAAAGAAAACACTGAATTTCAATTTTTCCCAGAAACATATTAGTTATATACGGAATTGTCAACACAATGTGTACAACATGGCAGAAGGAGCAGTTCGAGCCGGAAAAACTGTGGATAACGTCTATGCTTTTGCTCATGAGCTGAAGACTCATCCGGACAAGCTGCATTTGGCCACGGGAAGTACGGGAGCCAATGCCAAACTGAACATTGGTGACTGCAACGGAATGGGTCTTGAAGGCATATTCAGAGGTCAGTGCAAATGGGGAAAATACAAAGGAAATGAGTGCCTTATCATTAATGGACCTGACACAGGATTCAAAGAGAAGGTTGTTATCTTCGCTGGTGCAGCTCTTGCATCATCATTCAAAAAGATACGTGGTAACTCTTATGGCATGTGGATTGCCACTGAGGTCAATCTGCATCATGACAATACCATCAAAGAGGCGTTCAACCGAACACTGGCCAGTCATCGAAGAAAGTTCTTTTGGGATCTGAACCCCGACCACCCGAAAGCAAAGATATATACGGATTACATTGATAAGTATGTAAAGATGCACAAGACAGGTGAGCTTCTTGGGGGAGTAAACTACCAGAAATTCACTATCTTCGATAATATCAACATCAGCAAAGAAAGCAGGGATGCATTCATATCTCAGTACGAAAAAGGAAGTATCTGGTACAACAGAGACATCATAGGAATGAGATGTATCGCTGAGGGATTGATATACAGCAAACTGGCATCAGAGTTTTCTCTTCCGGAGGAACAGAAGAAACCTCACAGCTTGACTGTAGAAGAAGCAAGGCAGAAGAAGTTCATGAAGATAATCGTTGCTGTAGACTTTGGAGGTAACGGTTCTGGTCATGCATTTGTAGCCGCCGGAGTAACTCATGGATACAAGGAAGTAATCGCCTTGAAGTCCAGAAGGTATAAAGAGGGGGAGATAGACCCGGATACCGGAAAGGAAATCAAGGATGTTGACCCGGACATGCTCGGAAAGCTGTTCGTGAAGTTCGTAGAGGATGTGTATTATACCTATGGCTTTGTATCAGCAACATATGCCGATTCTGCAGAATCCGTATTGATAAGAGGATTAAAGAAAGCTATGAATCAGGCAGGTTTCGGCAATATTGCTCCGACCAATGCCTTAAAGACAATCATAAATGATAGGATTTTTACCCTAGTAGCCCTGTCGGTAGCCGGCAGGTTTTTTTATGTCGAAAAGGAATGCCTGTCATTGATGGATGCAATCTCCACAGCAGTATGGGATCCAAAGGTGCTTACTGAGAATGTGAGACTGGATGATGGCACGACAGATATCGATAGTCTGGATGCCTTTGAATACTGTTTCGAGAGGTTCATAAACAAACTGATAGTGAAAAGAGGTGGTGATGCTTGAATGTAGGCGACATCTTTAAAAAAATTGGAAAGATGGTGAGAAGATTGATTTCAAAGAAGGTCACGATTGAGAATGCATTTAGCACTACGATTGTCGTGTCGAGTGAAATGGAGAACTCAATCCAGGAATGGGCGATGATGTATAAAGACGAGCCGCCATGGAAGGACAATGTATTAGGGACATTGAACCTTGCGGCAACGATTTCAGCAGAGATTGCCCGTTTAGTAACATCAGAAATGAAAGTGGAGGTGTCTGGCTCTCCTATGGCGGACTATATCAATGAACAATTGAAAGGAACTATTGCCAACGCCAGACAATATACGGAATATGCTTGTGCCAAGGGAGGAATCGTTTTAAAACCGTATGTCATTGAAACGACCGGGAAAATTGGCATCAGTATTATTCAGGCAGAGGATTTCTATCCTACAAAATTTGATTCCAATGGGAATATCATGGGCGGCATCTTCCCTGATCAGAAGATTATCGGCAAGAAGAAATATACCAGAATGGAAAAACACGAGCTCAATGGAACAACATACACGATCGAGAACAAGGCTTTTGTAACCGAAGTGTCGGATGTGAATGATACGAATGATTCTATCCTTGGAAAAGAGGTGGAATTATCAGAAGTTCCGGAATGGGAAGGAGTGCAGCCTTTTGTTTCCATTGACAATATAGAAAAAACATTGTTCGCATATTTTAAAATGCCGATGGCCAACAATGTAGAGATTCGCAGTCCTCTTGGTGTTTCAGTATTTTCCAGGGCAGTAAAGACCATCCGTAATGCAGATGAACAATGGTCGAATATTCTGTGGGAATATGATGCCACACAGGCAGCTGTCTTCGGAGATGAAGAAATGTTCCTTACAGATGAGCGTGGAAATCTTAAGCTGGAAGGAAGAGAAAAGAGACTGTTCCGTACATTTGAAGGGATGGAGAAGAAACTGCAGGAATATAATCCGAATATTCGTGATACAAGCTTGTTTAACGGCTTGGATAAGATATTCAAACAGATTGAGTTCCAATGCCAGTTGGCTTATGGCACAATCTCTGACCCTGCCAATGTAGATAAAACCGCCACAGAGGTAAAACAGTCAAAACAGAGGTCTTATTCCATGGTATGTGATATTCAGCAGGCGTTCCAGACGGCACATGAGAACCTTGTTTACGCAATGTATGCCTTGTCTCTTTTATACGAACTGGCACCAGATGGCGAGTATGAGACAATGTTCAATTTTGGCGATTCCATCATGGAGGATGCAGACATAGAGTTCCAGAGACTGATGCAGATGGCAGCGGCCAAAATGATCAGACCAGAAAAAGTTGTTGCATGGTATTTTGGTGTAAGTGAGGAAGAGGCGCTGAAGATGCTTCCTCCTGCATTTGACGAAAAGGACCCTGAGGATGAACCTCCGGAACATGACGAGGAGTGATAGCCCATGTTGACACCGGAAGAAATGGCTGCATATCCAGATAACATTGACGAGATGTATCAGGAACTTGATGAGTTTATTATCAAGGACTATGCCAGAAGAGTTGCCAAGGCGGGAAGAGTTACAGACACAGCCGAATGGATTGCCCAGAGAGGCGAGGCAATTGGTCTTTCTGAAGAAGAAATCCAAAGAGAAACGGCGAGAATCCTGGAAATGTCCGAAGAGGAAGTAGAGGAGATATTTGAAGATGCAGCTCTTACATCTGCAGAGAATGACGCAGAAAGATTTGCTAGTGCCGGCATTACAGCTGGAAGAGCTTCTTCCTATGCCGCGGTCGTGAGATTCTTGGATGCCGCTACAAAGCAGACTGGTGGAGAACTGAAGAATATCACCGGAACAATGGGGGTTGCAGTAGATAACGAGGGAGAAGACCTCACGGATTTCTACCAAAGAACTCTTGACTATGTGCAACTGCAGGTATCATCTGGTGTGACAGATTACAATACTGCTATCAGAAATGCTGTTAAGAAGCTGGCGGCAAAGGGAATCCAGTTCATTGATTATGAATCTGGAAAGAGGATGAACATCGCATCCGCTGCCAGAATGTGTACCCTGACAGGGATTTGTCAGATGGCAAGGCAGATGAATGAGGCTGTATGTGATGATTTAGGATTCGATATCGTTGAGACGACAGCTCATCCGGGCGCACGTCCTTCTCACATGGTATGGCAGGGACGATTGTTCAGCAGATCAGGAAGGAGCAAGCAATATCCGCCACTTGAACAATCGACAGGCTTAGGAACTGCTGGAGGGTTGTGCGGAGTGAATTGCCGACACAGCTATTATGGTGTCCCAGAAGGCGCAACGAGAACATGGACAGATGAGGAACTGGCCAACATTGACCCTCCGCCATTTACTTATGAGGGAAAAGAATACACCTACTATGAGGCGAATCAGAGGATGCGCTACATGGAACGTCAGATGAGAAAGACGAAAAGAGAAGCGGTAGGATATGAAGCTGCCGGTCTGGATGATGATTTCACTGCAGCCAGCATCAAGCTGAATCGACAAAGGCAAGAGTATAAGAAGTTTGCCAAGACTGCAGGGATAAGACCTAAATACGAGAGAACACAGGAATTAGGGTATGATCGTTCTGTTAGTAGCAAAGCAGTGTGGCGCAATCGAAAAAATACTGGAGCCAGAAGAGAAACTTTGGCAGACCGATATGAAAGAAGGGAGAAAGAATCAAAACGTTTCTACAACGAAAGGAGACAAGATGATTCAGACATCTCAAAAATTTCAAAAACTACAGGCTTTTCAGAAACAAAAGTCAGACAGATAAAAGAGCATTTATTTGTTAACGAACATATTTTAGATGATGGCGTAAGAAGGTTCGATGAAGATTACGACATCGCTGTAGCATGGAAAAGATTATCAGATGGCAATCCGGAAGAAAGAGATATACTGCTGCTGGAACATGAATATCTTGAATCTACCGTTGAGAAGGAGTATAATCTTACATATAGGGAAGCTCATGATATAGCTGAGGAACAGTATGCATGGGATGTTGAAATGGATAAAATGTTTGAAGGGTGGGGTGAAGATGTATTACTCTATGAAACTGAATAAGAAAACAGAAGAGAAAATCACATATGACTATGGCCCATCGATGGAAGAACTGGATGGAGTTCTTGAGATTGACAGGAGGACGATGATTCCTACTATCGTTAAAAAGTCAGAAAAAACAATTATGCGTTTCACCACGCTAGGAAAGCTTATTGTGAGTATCTCGAAAGGGAAGATTCCTGAAAAATACAGTTTTGCATCGTAAATTCAAAGAATATGTAACGCCGTCACGGAAACGTGGCGGTTTTTTTATGCCCAAAAGGAGGAAAAACATGATTATGCATGAAGAAGAAATGATGAAAAGAGAAGAAAGACTCACTAAGGAAGAATTATTTAAAAATTACGAGGAAGCACAGAAAGACGGTATCGGTGCAGTTGTCCTGTTTATCCAGATGCCGACAGGAGAAGTAGAGTCCATCACTAATCCGAATGTCGAAGCGAAAATGCAGTATATCGATAAGACTTATGACGAGAATCTTGTTCACAAGAACTGCAAGGATATCTTCATCCTTGACTGTGTGTTCTGTGATAATTCCGATACATTTGATTTCGGTTATGCTCTTGAAATCATCAAAGAGGGCGGAAAAGCAGCACGAAAAGGTTGGAATGGGAAGAACCAGCACATCGAAATGGCATCCAACATCAGTTATGTCGGTCCCAATGGAACCGTTGTTAACCCAGAGCATGAGGCAATTGGCAATAAGACGATCGCTTTTGTCGGAACATCCGGTGTTCAGTTAGGATGGCTCGCTTCACAGGCCGACATGCTTGCAGAAGACTGGTATGAAGTGGGCTCAGAGGAGTAAAACATGGGAACTGAAATGATGGCAATTGGTAGAGGATTAGCAGCTGTTGAAGAATTCAAGAAGGTCACAGAACCCGTTGTTAGATGGCTTCAGGAAAATGGAAATCCTCATCAGAAAATCATTATTGAGCAGGATGGTGCAGAGATGGCAAGCGGTGAAATGGCTTATCATGTAGATGTGCCGGATTAGGAGGAAGAATGAAAAAATACATTGGAACAAAGATGGTCGAGGCAGAACCGGCCTTTCGATTAGATGGAGAAGTGCATCCGATTGAGATGATTGACATGCTTCTGGATGAAGAAAAGGAAAGAGCAGAAGAAGGGTATGAGCTGCGTTATCCGGATGGATACATCAGCTGGTCGCCAAAAGAAGTGTTCGAAAGAGCATACATGAAACTGGATGAGAACAAAGACCTTCCTTCTGGCGTGAGCGTCGGTGAAAAGATGGTCAATGATTTCATTGCCATTATCGATACAAGAACAATCGGAGACAGAACAACAGTTGTCATGTGTACCCTCAGAAATGGATTCATTATTACCGAATCCTCATCCTGTGTGGATCCAGCAAATTATTCACAGAAGATTGGAGAAGAAATCTGCATGGGTAAAATCAAAGATAAAATTTGGGAACTTCTCGGATTCCTGTTACAGACAGCAGTGAACGGCATCCAGTAGCCTATGAGAACTCCTGATTTGACTCAGATTAGCTTCTAAGAGAAAGGAGGATAATTAATATGCCTAAGAAACTGGCAAGGCTCAGAGCCCCATGTGTAAAGAATTAGGAAGGAGGTGATCCAGATATCTCCCAGCTGTGGGTAAAACAGTCACGGACGTTAACGACGTCCTTTTTTTATGTCTTTTTTAAGATGTGGAAGAGACATATGACCAGCTCATGTCGATTAAACTGTGTGGCTCCCTCTTGCGGTATGAGGTTTAAACTATCGCGGTCAACGGAGGCACCGTATATAAAAACAGTGACGAAAGGAAAGAAGAACTATGACACTCAAAGAATTATTAGGAGAAGAATTATTTGCACAGGTCGATGCAAAGATCCAGGAACACAATAACGGACAGGAAGACAAGAAGAAACATGTTCGCTTCGTGGATTTATCCGAAGGAAATTATGTTTCCAAAGAAAAACATACAGCTTTGGAGCAGAAGGCCGAAGGATTCCGCATGGAAGCAGAGGGGTACAAAGCCCAGCTCGGAGAGGCGAATACTACTATCCAGTCCTACAAAGACATGGACATTGATGGAATTAAAAAGTCTGCAGCTGATTGGGAAACCAAGTACAACACAGACACTAAAGCACTTCAGGACAAGCTTGATGCTCAGGCAACAGAGTTTGCGGCTGAGAAATATATGGGACAGTTCCAGTTCACTTCTCCGTTGGTGGCGAAAGCTGCTATGGCAGAATTCATGGCCCAGGGCTTTAAACGCAGTGAAGACGGCACATTCCTTGGAGCAGATGATTTCATGACAAAGATGAAAGAAAACAATCCGGGTGCATTTGTAGTCGAGACTCCGCCTGCTGACCCAGAACCGCCAAAACCACCAAAACCAACATTTACTCCGGGTACTGACCCTACACCGCCGGGTGGTAAGAAGAAAATGTCTCTTACTGAGGCGATGAAGTATAAGAACGAACATCCGGAAGCAGATATTACAACACTTTTAGAGTAATCAAAGGAGGAAAAAGTAATAATGATTAAATCTAATGCAATGAAAATGAACCTTCAGTTCTTCGCTGAAATTCCAGCGAGCGTATTCGATGAGAAAATCTTTAATGCTGAGGTATTCAAAGGTTACGTAGATAGAGTACCGAACACAAAGAGAACAGAACTCATCCGTTCCAGAGCAATCAGACCAAGACCAGATCTCGCAGCTTCCATGCGTGACCAGACTGGCGGCAACTATATCACAACTACATTAAGAGGTCTTATCTCTGGTTCTACACCTCAGAACTATGATGGTGGTACAGATATTCAGGCAGGCAGCACTGCAACATTCAGACATTCCAGAGTCGTAGTAGGACGTGCCAACGCATGGACAGAGAATGACTTTTCTTACGACATTACAGGCGGTGAAGACTTCATGGCCAATATTGCTCAGCAGGTATCTGAATACTGGTCCGAAGTAGACCAGGATACTCTTGTTCATATCCTTAAAGGTATCTTCAACATGACAGGAACAGCGAACAAGAAATTCGTAGATGCTCATACATATGACACCTGCGAAAAGGAAAATTCTGAAGGAGTTATGGGCCATATGGACGCAACTACTCTTAATACTGCTATCCAGCAGGCTTGTGGTGATAACAAAGGTGCATTCTCCCTTGCTATCATGCATTCCAAAGTGGCTACAAACCTTGAGAACTTAAAGGTATTAGCATACTGGAAACAGACAGATGCGAATGGTGTGGAACGTCAGTTAAGCCTTGCGTCCCTCAATGGCAGAACAGTACTTATCGACGACGGTATGCCTGTAGAAGCAGGTGCAGACGGCGCAGGAGACAAATACACAACATTTGTACTTGGTGACGGTGCTATCGAATATACAGACTGCGGCGCTAAAGTTCCTTACGAAATGGACCGTGATCCTTCAAAGAATGGCGGACAGGATACTCTTTACAGCAGACAGCGTAAATGCTTCGCTCCTTACGGTATTTCCTTCACACAGAAAACAATGGCTACCTTGTCACCAACTGATGACGAGCTTGAAGATGGTGGTAACTGGGAGCTTGTTTCTTCTCAGGGAACTACAAAACAGTATCTTGATCACAAAGCTATTCCAATTGCGAGAATCATCTCTCTTGGCTAGGATGAAGCATCAAAACAGGGCGGTTTTCTTATGAAATCGCCCTTTGAAACGGAGGTTATCGCATGGGAGATGCATATGTAAGCTTTGAATATTACAATAAAACCTTTTGTGGCAATGAGATTCCAGAGAATGTATTCAATAATGCGTGTATCTGGGCGACGGCAAAGGTGAACCAGATGACTTTTGGAAGGCTGAAAAAGCTAAAGGAGATTCCTGACTGTGTGAAGAATGCTATCTGTGATCTCGTCCAGAAGTATGCAGCACAGAAAAAGAAAGCAGAGGCCTTGGCTAAATCAGAGAGTAACGATGGGTATTCCATCACCTACGTAGAACCGAGTGCAGATGTTTCATTCGATGCTGATGCGAACAGATGCATCAAAATGTATCTTTCCGGGACAGGACTTCTTTATCCGGGCACTTCTCCGATTTATGATTTGGAGGATGGTGAGCAGGATGGTTAATGCAGATCAGGTAATTACTATCTTCAATACCAGAATTGATAAAAAGACGCGCAGAGAGTTGTATGTTCCGACTACAATCACAGGCGTGTCCTTTTATGATGTCCAGAACTCCACGATTTCGGCGAGAATGGGAGAATCTGCGAGAAGCGAAGATTTGTCCTATAAAATTAGAATACCTCTTACAGCTAAAATACAGGATTCCAAGACGTATCTTCCAGAGGATATGTACAAAGACCTTGAGGATGAAGATACAGACAGCTATTGGACTATCCAGAAAGGCTGCTATGTGATAGGAGCCGCCGTATCTGCAGGCAAGCTTCTTCTCACAAAAGAGGAAGTGGATGAGCTTGTCCGGTCAGCGAATGCAGGAGCTGCTATTGTTGTTAAAGAATATGCCGACAACACAAAAAGAGGCACTGATGCTGTGAAACATTGGAGAATTGGAGGTGTTTAATGGCAGTAAATCCAATTAAGACACCAAATGGAACTATTGTAATTGGCAGTAATGGGAAGGCAAAGATTCAGCTTTCGTGGAATCCGAATTTTGACAGCATTAGAAATGCCAACTTTTCAAAAATGCAAAAGATTGTAGATTCGGAAGTGTTGAGACGATGCAGTCCAAGAGTTCCTTTGGATACAGGGGTATTGGAAAAGTCCGGCACGTTAGGAACGACCATAGGAAGTGGAGAGGTGTGCTATATCGCTCCCTATGCAAGATTCCAGTATTACAATACAGCCGAGACACGTTCTTATGCCGCAAACAGAGGTGCCAAATGGTTCGAGCGAATGAAGGCCGCTGAGAAGAAAGAAATACTTGCAGTGGCGAAGAAGAATGGAGGCTAATATGGCCAAATCAATCATAGAGGGCATTACTAATTTTTTTATGGAATGTCCTTTACTTAAAGAAGGTGTATTCCGTGTGGATGCATTGGGAGACCAGGGCATTGAGTATGCGATTGAGACGTCCGTATTTGACCCTGTGATCAGACGTTACGTTGACGGAAGCACCCTAAGACAGTACCAGTTCGATTTTGGAAGCCGCGAATTCTATTCGATGGACCGCATCGAAAACATCCAGAACAGCGCATTCTATGAGGAATTCTCGGACTGGGTAGAGAAACAAAATAAATTGCAGAACTTTCCTGAGTTACCGGATGATTGTACGCCGGAAGCTTTGGAAGTTTTGTCTCCTGGCTATTTCTTTGACGGTTCGATGAGAAATGCCAGATACAAAATACAATTACGATTAATCTATTTGAAGGAGGCAATATAAATGGCAAAGAAAAGAGATATCGTTTTAAGACATAAGATCGCCGATTATCTGAATATCGGAACACCGGAAGAACCAAATTATGTACTTCTTGGAACCGGCTTTACAACTCTTGATGAAGAACCAGGAGCGCAGTCCGAATCTACAAAATACATCAACGAAGCGTCTGCTTCTTCTTCCATTATCAGTTACGAAACAACCTTCCCATTTGAGTCTGAACATGTGCTTTCTCAGGAGGGCATCGATGATATTTATGGAATCGCAAGAGACCATAAAGTAGGCGCTGACGCCGAAAGGGAATACGTTCGTGCAGAACTTTGGAATCCTGTAGACGGGCAGACTACTAAATTCAAAGCGAGAAAATTTACAGTTGCTGTTGAAGTATCTACGTACTCCGGCGAAAACAAACAGGTCCTTTCCGGAAACCTCAATGCAGTAGGAGACCCAGTGCTCGGTACTTTCGATACAGCAACAAAGACATTTACAGCAGATGGAGAAACACCTGCAGCTCAGGCAGAACAGACTGAGGAATAAGAACAAGTAACAATCAATCGATACAAAGTTAGGAGGCAAGAAAATGGGTAAAATCGTCATTAATAACGTGGAATTAGAATTAGAACTTCTCGATGCAGATGTAATGGAAGTATACGAAGATACTATTAATAATGTGGCTGTAAAAGTAAAAGACCCTACGGCTTATAAAGGAAAATCCAATGCTGATGCGATGAGATATCAGTGCAGATGCGTAGAAGAAGCTTTTGATACTATCTTCGGGGAAGGAACAGCAGCAAAGGTGTTCCCTAAGAACAATAATCTTAGAGTACGCATGGAAGCATTTAATGTTTTATGTAATGAAAGTCGAAATGCAAAAGAAGAGACAGCGGCTCTTGTAGGCAAATATTCTCCTGAGAGAGTGGAAAACCGAGAAGAAAGAAGAGGGCACAACAAAGGTGGTAAGAATAACCACCGCTACCATCGTTAAAGATGGCAGCCAATTTACTGATAGACCGTCCTCCTAGTTTTGTAACGATTGACAACGAACACTATGAGATCCGTTCGGACTTTAGGACATCGATATTGTTTGAGATACTGATGCAGGACGACGAACTAGATGATACGGAGAAGATATTAAATGCTCTTCGGTTATATTATCCGGTGGTTCCGTCGAACATACCAAAAGCCATTGATGAAATGCTCTGGTTCTATGGCTGTGGAAAGGAAAAAGTAAAATCGACCGAAGAGTCTGAAGAAGAGACAGAGGAAGATGCGGAAGAAGATTCTGATTCCGGCCAGAGGATTTATTCTTTTGAACATGATGACGAATATATCTATGCTGCGTTTCTACAGCAGTATGGCATTGACCTTACCAAGGTGAAGTATATGCACTGGTGGAAATTCCGTGCATTGTTCAAATCCTTGAGCGATCAGTGTGAATTTGTCAAGATTATGGGATACAGGAGCATAAAGACAACTTCGAAGATGTCACCAGAGCAGAGAAGATTTTATAACAAAATGAAATCTATTCATGCGCTTCCGCTGTCAACGAAGGAACAGGAATACATAGACAAAATTACTTATGCCCTCATGCATGGCGGAGACCTGGCAGGACTTGTGTGATAGGAGGCGTGTAGTATAGAAATCGACAAGAAAAAGTACAAAAAAGTAGTGTGTCCCAAATGTGGATACCGGATGCCGGTATCATATGATGAGGGCGCAGAGTGTAAGGGGGTGTTCGTCCGGTGCAAAGGAAGGAACTGCCCCTATCTTTTTGAGATAACAATCAAAGACGGGAAACAGTCTAAGTAGAGCCATAATGAGCCGATAGATGTTTACCTTCAAGCGAGGTGAAAACATTGGGCTATGATGGCACATTAAAATTTGATACATCTATCGATTCCTCTGGTTTCCAGAAAGGAATCGATAATATCAGTTCGATTGCCAGTACTGCTCTCAAGTCGACTGCAGCCATAATTGGAGGAGTCGCTACGGCAGTGGCCGGAATTGGTACAGCTGCAATTAATGTTGGCATGGAATTCGAAGCCGGAATGTCCAACGTAGCCGCCATTTCCGGAGCAACAGGTGAAGAATTGGAAGCCTTGACTGAAAAGGCGAAAGAAATGGGAGCGAAGACGAAATTCTCCGCTACCGAATCTGCAGAAGCATTTGAATACATGGCTATGGCAGGCTGGAAGACCGAGGATATGCTTGGTAGTATCGAAGGTCTTATGAACCTTGCCGCTGCATCCGGAGAAAATCTTGCAACGACATCTGATATCGTAACAGATGCAATGACTGCATTTGGTCTTAGTGCCAGTGGAACAACGACCATCATAAAAGATGGATTCTCAAAAGAGGTATCCAATGCAACGCATTTTGCTGATGTATTGGCAAAAGCATCGTCTAGTGCCAATACTAACGTAGGAATGATGGGAGAGACATTTAAGTATGTCGCTCCTGTAGCCGGGGCATTAGGCTATTCTGTAGAAGATACAGCAACAGCTATTGGTCTGATGGCGAATAGCGGTATCAAGGCAGGACAGGCCGGCACATCATTGAGAGCTATTCTTTCCAGACTGGTAAAACCTACGGATGAAGTACAGGGAGCAATGGATGCTCTGGATATTTCACTGACAAATGGTGATGGAACTATGAAATCCTTGAATGAGGTCATGGTGGACCTTAGAAAAGGATTTGAAGGATTATCCGAAG